GCCGCCCTTTTAGCCCAACCCCGCCTATGGCTAGAAAATGTTATGTATTTAACCTTAGCTTCAGCAGCCATGCCTTTTATGTATTTTAAAGCATTTTCGACAACATCATAACTATTTTCTAACGAATAAGCAGCCCATAGATGCATAGTCTCACCTTGTGGCTGTATGACGAAGAATCCAGCGTAGTGGTTGTTCTCTATCAGTACAAACAACAGACTCTTTTGGTTGAAACAGTCTGTATATACATCTTCAATAATCCAGTTTTCTGGACTCCTACTTTTAATTTTCTCTAAGCCAGTTCTTACACTAGCCCACCATTGTCTTAGTTCCTGTGGAGCAATATATCTATATTCCATTAACCCACCACAATGTAACCATATGTTTTACCTGCTGTGCTGTTAGCTGCATGAGTTAGTGTCGCAGTCCCTATATCTTGACTACTTACATATACAGTACTTGCAGCAGCTACAGCAGATTTAGGAGTAAAGAATATAAGACTATTCTTACCTATGCGACCGTCAGAAAGAGTAGTCGTTGTAGCCCCGCCTGTAGCTAACGTAATTGATCCAGTGTTGTTAGTCTTACCGTCCATTATCCCACGAACAACTTCAGAAACCTGACGTTCATCAGCACCAAATACAGGTAATGTCCTAAACTGAAAGCTCATCGATTACCCTGTTGTGTAATGTCAATTTCACAACCCACAATAGTTTCCCAATTGGCATTAGTCGGAGTTACCTTAATACGATGGTAATTACCGTTAGCTCTCAATGGCACTCGGTTGTCTGAGTCTGGTGTCGCTGTTGTTCCGAATTCAACGCTATCTGACAATAGTTTTCTACTGGCAACTGAGACTGATGCGATTCCATTATCGATAATAGGTTTTGCCAATGTGATAATAGAACGTCCAATGTCAATGTCTCCAGAAGTAATATAAGCAGCTTGCAACGCACCAGAGAAAACTACAATCTTCTGGTTTCTAACGCCAACGAATATAAGCTGACCACCAGCCCAAGTACGTGAATCTAACGGTATCTGCTCTGCTACGTTATCAATGCTTGACGTTATTATTGTGCAATTTGATGTGGTAATAGTCGCACCAGTTGCAGCCGTAAATGTAAATGTATTAGCGTTAGTCTTTGTTATTGAGAATGTTCCATCCACTCCAGCACCTGATGTCGCATCAAAGGATACATAAGCACCAGTCTCTAACCCATGATCCGTAACCGTAACAGTAACGGTAGTGCTACTTTGTGTATACGTACCAGTTTTTTGGTTTGTACTATCAAAATAGTAAATATCTAACTGTTCAAGTGTGGCACTAGGTGTCAGACCATACGCTAAGAAGTTAACGTCCGTTAAACCATACGACCACTTATCTAAATCGATAGAGTAGTACAGCAAGAATCTGCGACCAAAGTTATTCTTAAAGTTCCAGATAACTAACTTCTTAACCGGATCAATGGTTGCGCTCATGCCTGATTCAATTTCTGTCAAGCTGACATTGTCAAAAAACCAACGATTAACCTTTTCTACTCCAATATTCTTAACTGACTTGCCATCACAAGCATAAAAGCCATCATCAGACAGGAAGTAAGTTAGATTGCCAAACTGAGCAATAGAGCCATTAGAAGTACATCCAAGAGTCCTAGAAATAGCGTCAAACTGGAAGAAGAACGGACTACCTGCATACGACATACGATAGATGGCACGTTCTAAGAAGATTAGACCGTACTCACCACCTGCTATACCTGTAATATTTCCACCATCAGGTACTACTTGCGAATCAGACTGAGAAGCAGCCCCCGGAGTCCAATCAGTCTCGTCATTAATATCTGACCAGTAGACCTTATTTTCCTCACCACCTACGTTAGCAGCCACAACAAAGTCACGCACTACCGTTACGTATTTAGCAGCAGGAGCAGCAGCAGCCAAATCTTCAAAGTAAGTCGATGAACCTAAGTCATAAGCCTGTAACTGGTCTGCACCATTGGCTAAGATCATCTTAGAGCCAAATTGAGTAATATCCCATGACTCTACCGTAGCGTAGCCTGTAGTCGTTAATGGGTCTAAGCCAGTATTACTAGGGTTAAACTTATAAATCTGTGTAGCACCAGCAGCAAATAGACTAGAAGCACCAGCTAACTTACCAGCAAACGCTACCAATAAGTTCTGACCTGCATCAGCAGAATAATCTACTGCCTCACGTAACGGAGCATAGCCATTCGTAACTGGATAACAATTATAGGCATCAGTTACAGCACCAGTAACCCCCGGCTGATCTGGCAACCACTCACCAAATATAATCTTTTGCTTTGCCATTACTGTTTAGCCCAATTAGTTGATTCTGGAGTCACTACAGTCCACTCGTAACCAATAACATCACCAATTACACCCACAGTTGCATTACCAGTAACAGAGGCACGATTGACAGTTATGTAGGAACCATTAGCAGTAACTGTAGCTAGACCGTTAATACTAGCCTTACCAACAGCCACGAATGTACCGTTAGCCGTTACCGTAGCTAAACCAGTAATACTAGCCTTTACGCCTTCAATTTCAGTAGCATCAGCCGTGACAGTAGCCGTAGCTGTAATGCTTGCTCTGCCACCATATATTGCTAATCCTGATGCCAATACCGTTACGTTACCAATAATGGACGCACCGATACCTTCGTTCTCACAATAGCCAGAATCCCAATAGCCTGAGACAACGTATAGATCAGGAGAGCTTAGGTCATCTTCACCGTAGCCCTGAATCCAATAGTCAAAATCGACGTAATTGTTAGCCATTTACCTCTACCCAAGTCTGAGATTCCTCGTTCCATGAGTACATTTTGCCATCAGTAGGCATGGCTGTGGGGGCTTGCCATTGAGCATTAGCGTCCAGAGTCCAACTTGCATAAGGCTTAGGAGCTACAAACGCATCAATATCAGAACGGTAGGTATAACCAATGCCAGCATAGTTTCCGCGATAAGGAATGCCGCCACTTGTATGAACATTACCTAATGTATTAAAACTGGTACGTTTACAAACTTGTCCACGAAACTCACCATACCAAACTTCCCAATCAATACCATCTGCGCCTTCGTCTTTTCCGACAATGACTTCAGTAACAGTATTGTTCTCGTCAAGAAATGCGTAGTGAGCCATTATTCTTCCCTCAAATTTAATCCAGTTAGGCTTTCATCTGAGCCTATATAACCTTTGACAAATGTATTAAATGCAATACTAATTCTTGTATTGTCACCTTCTTTAGTCTGTACCATATGTGTTAAGTGTGATGGGAATAGAATTAAATCACCAGCACCAACCTCAAACCACCACGATTCAGAGTTATAAGGATTGTATTCAGCAGCAGGAACTTTAATGCGCTCGTATCCATCTTTATAAAAATAAATCTTATCTACTTCTTTATCAGCCTGTGGGTAAAATACTCCACTAACTACGCTATTCGGATGAGCGTGCTTATGGTGGTACTGACCTGCTTCTGTGTAATTAGCCCAACTCTGCGTTAGATATAGACTTACATCAAACTTCGGAGCGTGTATTGCCTTAAAGTATTCCAGCATCGAATCTTCAATAAAATCACGTAGATCAGTTAATTCCTTGTTCTTTAGAATCTTACGATCCTTGCTAGTCGTATTACCTTCGTTAGCATAATGATCCTGACCTTTAATGAACTCTAATTCAGTATTAGTCAAATCACGACCTAAACCAAAAAAAGCAACTGGAGTAGGGAAAAGATTATTTATGACCATGAAACATTGCCTGTTCCAGCAGTAATTGAAGTTACTTTATAAGCTCCAGAAGTAGCTGTTGAAAGTGTTAATCCACCACCGGGATTGCTAATAGTATAAGTATCTGGATATTTAAGAATAACTATTCCTGAACCACCATTACCACCAGCAAGTCCATTAGGTGAAGTTTCTTGATAACCACCGCCACCACCACCACCACCAGTATTAGCAGTAGCTGGATTACCAGTAACACCAGCTTGAGGAGTTACTAAACCAGCCGCCCCACCTCCAGCACCCCCAGCACCCGCAGTTCCTGCGTTATAGACTGAACCACCGCCTCCGCCAGCGTAGGGTACTGAAGAACCTGTGATAGATGATGCCATACCAGCTCCACCACTTCCACCTACTCCGACACCAAAAGCTCCTGTGCCATCACCTCCAACAGCACCAGTACCAGCGCCACCGCCTCCGCCTGATGCCCCACCTGATGATGCTCCACCCGCATTACCTTGACCAGAAGTTCCAGCGCCTCCTGGGGCTACTGTGCCGCCCCTACCGCCACCGCCCCCTGAACCGCCGCTTGAGCCTGTACCAGAATCAGTTCCACCACCACCACCACCGCCTGTAGAAGT